TTCAGTTAGCAATTCACAATCTAAAACTGCTAAACAATTTGATTCTGATATTAAATTATTACAGTTAAAAATTGAAACTTTAGAATCTGACAGATTAATGTTGATGGATAGTAGTGCTAATATACAATTATCAATTACTAAAGCTAAGCTATCAAATGAATCTGCAAATGAATTGGGCCCGTTAATATATGTAGCTAAAGTTACAAATATTGATATTGATATTATAGTATCAGTACTAATTCTTTTATTTATTATAGTGTTTGATCCTTTAGCTATAGCATTGTTATTGGTATTTAATAACTTAAGTGCAGAAAAACATGATAATGAGTTTGTATATATCAAAGATGGGTATGACGATAAAAATAAAGAAGATATTATACCGGATATTAATATTAATACTAAGCCCCTTAATGACACTGATGTTATACGCGATATATCAAAACCAAATATTGAACCTGACCCATTTGATACCACAATATTTGCTGAGTTAGAAAAGAAATTAGAAGAGCCTACTCCCATATATCAACCACCGGCTCCTAGATTATATGGTGATGTAAGATAATTCTTTAAAAAGATTTGTATATACGATTTTAAATTATTATATTCATGTTAATTATGAATAAGAAGGACCTATTATATGAAGACAAGTTGATTCAACCTAATCAACCTATATCTGTCGAATCAACAGAAGAATCGGTTATCGTTCCAGATGATTGGTCAATTTATAACGAGATTGAATATGGTGTTAGTCTAGAAGAATCAGTAATTTTTATACAGGGTGATATAATATTAGGTACATTATTTGATATCATAATGAAGATTAGGTTAATATTAAGCCAAAGAGCAGAAAATGATGATACACCAATAACAATAGTTTTAAATTCAGATGGTGGTGATGTATATGAAGCATTAGGTATTATTGATTATATTCATTCATTATCTGTAAAGGTCAATATTATAGCTCGTGGTAGAGCTTGTTCAGCTGCAGCTTTATTATTAGCTTGTACAACAGGTATACGCGCAGCAAGTAAATATACATTTATTATGGTACACGAATTAAGTACATCAAATTCAGGAACAGCTACAGATATAAAAGTTAATGCTAATCATGTTGATGAATTAGATATGATTATGTATAACTTATTAGCACAATATACTACGCAAAAGAAAGAGTATTGGGAAAAGGTAGCAAGAAAAGACTTTTATATGACAGCTGAAAAGGCTGTTGAGTTAGGAGTTATTGATCAAATTATATAAACAAAATAAATAAGTTATGTTAACAGAACAACAAATTGTAGATAACTGGAATAAGTTTCTAGAATTAATAGAAACAGAATTTCCGGATAGAGCTAGCGCTTTATTGGTTATGTATAAAGAACTAGAAGATCGTATAGTATCTATGCCAGCATCCGGTGTGGAACATTATCATAATGCGTTCCCGGGCGGATATGTAGATCATATTATCAGAGTACATAAATGTGCAATGGAATTGTATGAGTTATGGGCAAAAATGGGAGTAGATGTATCAGGATTTACTAAAGAGGAATTAGTATTTGCAGCATTCCATCATGACTTAGGTAAAGTAGGATTTCCTGGTAATGGTAATGAAATCTATATATTCAATAATTCTGAATGGCATAGAAAACATCAAGGTAAAATCTATACACATAATCCTAATAATCCATTTACAATGGTTCCTGATTTGTCGTTATATTTACTACAACATTATAATATTCCAGTTACCTGGAACGAATATCTAGCAATTAAGATTCATGATGGTTTATATGATGATGCTAACAAACCATATTTTATTTCCAGAACAGCAGATGCAAAATTAAAAAATTGTTTACCATTAATTATGCATCATGCAGATCATATGGCATCAATTATTGAATATGATAGATGGAAAGTAACAAATGGGTCTGTTCCGGTTACTAGCAATAGCAATGCTACTGTAAAATCTTCTATAAAGAAGACTACTACACCACTTGCTGATGACAATTTGAAAAAAGCTTTTGATGATTTATTTAATTAATTTATTATGGAAATTACTGCAATTATAATACTATCCGCATACAGCATTGCGACTTCATATTTTATATATAAGCTAATACGAAGAGAAGAAGTTATAGAGGAATATTACGAAGAAACTATTCAATTGGTAGAGTCAAAACTTATCAATGTAAAATTAAAAATGGAAGAAACTATAGAACAATTATCAGTTATTGATCAACGAGGGTCATTTGAAGCTGATGATGAGGTTGGTTTCGCATTCAAAGAAATAAAAAAATTAAACGAAGAACTATTACAGTTCATTTTAGAATATAACAAAACAGACCAAAATGCCTAGAAAAGCGTCCCCGAATAGTAGTAAATATTACTTTACAGATGTAACAGAACAAGCTATTATAGACTATAATATTAGTTCTGATGATAGTGAACGAAATAAAATATATGAACAGCATTTAAAATATGCGTTTAATAAATTAGCAGAAAATTTAATTCATAGATTTAAGTTTTATCATTTTGATATACCATATGAAGATGTAAAGCATGAAACAGTTGCCCATTTAATAGAAAAAATCAATAAATTTACTGCAGGCAAAGGTAAAGCATTTAGTTATTTTTCGATAGTAGCAAAAAATTATTTAATTAATGAAAATAATGGAAACTATTATACTGCAAAAAACACAGATGATTTACTTGTTGTTGATGACACTAGGCAGATAGCAAACGAAATTTCTAGAGCAAATAAACTAGAAGACGATAAAGAATTTATGGATCTATTTATTGATTTTACTGAGGAGAATATGACTCAATTTACAATGGATGTTATGAATAAGAAAAATACTAAAGTCACTAAAGTACGACTATTTGAAACACAAACCGAATGTTTAATAGCAGATTCAATATTAGAACTATTTAAAACTAGAGAAAATATTGAGGTATTCAATAAGAAAGCCTTATATATTTTAATTAAAGAGCGTTCTGGTGAAGATAAGACGCAAGATATAACGAAAATACTCAAACGAGTAGAAATGTTATACAAGGATATATTTGTTAATTGGTCTAAAACAGGAAAGTTAGAAACAAAATATTTATCAAGTAATATATTTATAAATAAAAATGGACATTCACGGAGAACTATTTAAAGGTAAATCTTTTAGCGACATATTAAAAGATATTTATGATAACTCTAAAAAGAAAGATAGGCAAGTTAATCTACTCATTGCTGAACTTAAGCCATTGATTAAAAATATAGGTGATGCAACAATAATAGTGCCATTAATTAAAGAGTACTTAGAAATAGGAGTTAAAAATGATGAGCATCTAGTAAAATTGGCTGCTGTTGCACAACGACTAATGACTGCTGCAGCAAAATCAAATCCTGAAATGGGCGACTATGGATTAACCGATGAAGAAAAACGACAGTTACTAAACGAAATTTCTAGTATTGAAAATAGTGAATCGGTAGTTTCAAATACCATACAGAATATACAACACGAACAAAAGAGTATAAATTTATATCAACAAGATTTAGAAGAAGATGTCTCTATTTAATATAAAAGGAGAATCGCTCCAATTGATACCAGCTAAAGTTAAACAGACTTACTACAAAGATGATAAGCCTGAAAATACTTTTTATGTATCAGCATTAATATTGGATGGGTATAGCTCGCAACGAGAAGTTTTTGCAAGACCGTTATTTTCAAATATGAAACAACCACCTCTAGAAGGTGAAACAGTCTTATTATTAAGTACTATAGGTAGTTATGCGAGTGGTATAAGTTCTAATGAAGAAATGTACTATTTAGGAATAATAAATCTTCAAGGTAGTGTACATCACAATTCTATACCTAATGTAAATGAAGTTGAGACTAGAAATGAAGGAGGAGGAAATGCTCAATCATATCAAACTACCGGAGCAGGTAGTACTAAAAAACAACAACAAGCAAAAATAGATAGTAAATTTCCTGAATCAAGAAATGTAAAAGCTATACAACCTTACGTTGGTGATGTATTAATTGAGGGTAGATTCGGTAATAGTATTAGATTAACTAGCACATTAAAATCTACTAATGTATATACTAAAAATGCTAATTGGCAGAAAGGCGATGGTACAGAGGGTGATCCTATGTTAATATTACGAGCATCTAAACCTACACAAAATACTAATAAAGTAAATGATTTTATTACTGAAGATTTTACTAAAGATGATTCTATAATTACATTACAAAGCACCCAAGCATTAAACTTTACACCAGGATCAAGTGTTACTGATTCGATTAAGAATCAAAGTTTAGATTCATGGGATAAAGGTCAAAAGTTTGGAGGTAAGCAAATATTAATATCGTCAGGCAGAGTAGTGTTTAATTCAACACAAAATGAAATAATAGCATTTGCTAAAAAAGGAATAGGATTGTCATCAGCCGATGCTATATCATTAGATGCACAAAAAAATATTGAAATGAGTGCTACTAAAATTTTATTAGGCAAAAATGCTGATGAGCCATTAATTATGGGTAATAAAATGAAAGATTGGATGGAACAACTAATAGATGCTATAGGTAAATTAACTGCAATAACAGCAGTTGGCCCATCATCACCATTAGATCAATCACCATTATGGCCAAAAATTGTTGCACTAAAAAATCAATTTCAAAATAACTTAAGTCAAATATCATTCACAAAACAATCAAAGTAAATAATTATTAAAAACGATAGTATGAAATCAAAAGAATTTATATCTGCACTACGACTAATCATTCGAGAGGAAGTTACAAAAGCTGTAAGATCTGAGGTAAGTAGGGTATTATCCGAAGGAACACAACAACCAGTAGTTAGACAGCAACCAGTACAAACTAAACCAGTTGTATCAAAAACACAAAAATTTAAAAACGAAATACTGCAAAGTCTATTAGAAACGACAGACCCAATACAAAGAGGTGGCGCTCCTGTTGGATTTGAGGAGTGGCCAACTATGGAATATAATGGTGCATCATTTATGGGGCATAATACTCCAGGTATAATAAATGCAGCTCCTGATGGTATGAATATTGATCAAATTGAACAGGTAGCTCCTGATGTTGCTCAAGCATTAACTAAAGATTATAGTTCATTAATGAAGGCGATTGATAAAAAACGAGGAATAAAATAAGATGGCCAGAAGAATAAGGCAGATATTACCTATAAATACAAATGATGCTATACGACCAATGAATACTGCGGTCGGTATTAAATTACCATTTTCTGGTAAAACAGGTAACTTATTTGACTTATCGTATACAACAGAAGAACAAGCTATTTCAAATTTGAAAAATCTTTTACTTACTAGAAAAGGTGAAAGATATATGCAGCCATCTTTCGGTACTGACATATACGATTCATTATTTGAACAAAATACTGAAGATCTACCTAATATATTACGAGATGGGATTTCCGCAGATATAGCTTTTTGGTTGCCGTATATAATTATAAATGAATTAACGGTGTCTCAAAATTCTAAATACGAATCTGAACCTATCGGACATATATTACAAATAAGTCTAACAGTTCAAGTTACTGAAAATGGAGCTAGTACACCGATAACAATAACAGTAACACCATCAACAATAACTGTGGAATAATGGCTAATACAACAGATGTAAAATATTTAGGAAAAGACTTTACTCAATTAAGAACAAACTTAATTGAATTTACAAAGAACTATTTCCCAAACACATATACCGATTTTAATGAATCATCACCAGGTATGTTATTTTTGGAAATGTCATCTTATGTAGGTGATGTTCTAAGTTTTTATACTGATAAGCAAATAAAAGAGTCTTTATTAGTAACCGCTGAAGAAAAGACGAATCTATACTCATTAGCACAATCTTTAGGTTATAAAGTAAAAAATAAGATAGCAAGTTCGGTAGATATAGATGTATTTCAATTATTACCATCGGTAGTAAGCGGAAGTACTGTAGTTCCTGATTGGAGTTACGCACTAACAATATCATCAGGAATGGTGGTTAAATCTAAATCATCTACTGCAGAATTTAGAACATTAGAGACTGTTAATTTTAAAACTTTAGAGAACGATCCTAATGCAAATGTGAGTGCATATCAAATTAATGATGTAACTAATCAAATTGAATATTACCTATTAAAGAAATCAGTTAAAGCTGTTGCAGGCAATATTCAAACAGCAACATACACATTTACAGATCCTAAACGTTTCGATAGAATACTATTGAATACAGAAAATATTATTGAGCTAGTAGACATTATTGATTCTGATAATAATAATTGGTATGAAGTTCCAAATTTAGCACAGGATACAATATTTGAAACTATAGCAAATGTAGTACAGAATGACCCGGTATTATCACAATATAATACACCAGTTCCATATTTGCTGAAATTGAGAAAAACAGCCAGACGATTTATTACAAGATTTAGAACTGATGGGACTTTAGAGATACAATTCGGAGCGGGCATATCTGCTGATTTGGATGAAGAAATAATACCTAATCCAGATAATGTAGGTTCCGGACTACCAAGTTTACAGTTAATGTATGACTTTCCTATAGATCCATCAAACTTTATGTATACTAAAAGTTATGGATTAGCACCAGCTAATACAGTATTAACAGTTAGGTATACTACAGGTGGTGGGATAGAATCCAACGTACCAGCTTTTGATTTAGATCAGATTATAGAATTAAATTTTGATATAAACGAAGCAGGTTTAAATGCAAATTTAGTAAATCAACTTAAGGCATCGGTTGCTTGTACTAATCCAAATCCTGCATCAGGAGGTAAAGATGGTGAATCAGAAGATGATGTTAGAAATAATACATTAGCATTTTTTGCCGCACAAAGTAGAGCAGTTACCGATCAAGATTATATAATTAGAGCATATTCTATGCCTCCGAAATTTGGAGCTATATCAAAAGCTTATGTTATACAAGATGTGCAGGTTAATCAACAGACAAATCAAGCAGTTGCCAATCCATTAGCATTAAATTTATATACTTTAGGATACAATTCAGATGGTACATTAACAGTACTTAATAACGCAGTTAAAGAAAACTTAAAGAATTATTTAACGCCATATAGAATGTTAACAGATGCAATCAATATTACAGATGCATTCATTATTAATTTCGGTATAGAATTTGATATAATAACTTTACCGGAATTTAATTCTAACGAAGTATTGATAAAATGTATTGATACATTAAAACAATATTTTGATATTAAAAAATGGCAAATAAATCAACCTATTATTATATCAAAAATATATACTTTATTAGATAGAGTGGATGGTGTACAAACTGTACCTAGAGTATCAATAAATAATATAGCAAATAAAGAGTTAGGATATTCAGAAAATATTTATCCTATGTCTACACAAGAGGGCGGCAGCACTAGAAGTGGTGTGATCTATCCATCTATGGACCCTAGTATCTTCGAAATAAAATATCCAAATAACGACATAAAAGGTCGTGTAATAAGCCTATAATATTATGATAATAGCATTAGTCCCATATAAAGACGCTACAATATACGAAGATTATCCGAATAAGAACACCGGATTAGATGAGATATTAGAACTACAAAAGGTTGCATATAGCACAGGTAGCTATGCAGAATCTAGAGCGTTAATATACTTTAACCAATCAGAAATTTTAGAGACTTTAGATTATGTATCTAATCACACAGCAAGTAATGCAACTTGGTCAGCGTCATTAAAACTAAATACAGTACAAACATCACAGGTACCGTTAGAATATTCAATTGTTGTTGGAGCAATATCAGATTCTTGGACCAACGGAACAGGAAAATTTGCTGATGCAGAATTATCAGGAGGGGCTACCTGGACATATAGAGCAGGAGAAGTAGGTACAGTATGGGCAACAGGTAGTTTTCCAATAGGCACTACAGGTTCATATTATTCCAATCCTGGTGGAGGAACTTGGTATACAGCATCGCAAGCAACACAATCATTTACATTTAAGGAAGATAATGATGTGAATGTAAATGTATCATCAATAGTAGAAGATTGGGAAGCATCGAATTATCTTAATAATGGATTTATAGTACGATTAGGAAATATACTATCACCAGAAGTATTACCAGGTACAAATCTGCAATTCTATAGTTCAGATACACATACTGTATATAGTCCGCAATTATTTATACAATGGGACAATGTAACTCAATTTAATTCTGGATCATTACCTGCTATATCTATTAACGATCAACCTATTATATATTTAGATGGATTTAAGGGAGAATATACAACCGATTCAATAGTTAGAGTATTCGTTAAGTCAAGACCGATGTATCCAAAAAGAACATTTAGTCAGAATCCTTCATATGGTACTGTATATGCGTTACCTACACAATCATATTATAGAATACTTGATGGTCATACTAATGAAGTTATTGTTGACTATAGCGAGTATACAAAATTAGCATGTAACACAGCAGGAAACTATTTCGATTTTTCTACATCAGTATTATATCCTGAACGATTCTATAAGTTTCAATTTAAGTCGATAATATCGAGTAGTACAGTATATTTTATAGACGAATATTTATTTAAAATAGTTAACTAATGAGTTTCAAAAATTATAGAAAATTAGGGTTTGCAGTTACCGAAAGTGACACTGCAGTGCCTAGAAATGATTTAGGGTATCTAATATTAGATAAAAATAATAATCCACAGTCTATATCAATTCCTATAGTTACACAGCTATTTGAATTTGGTAAGTACAGAGAGGTAGTTGATATTGAATTTCTAGAATTATTTCCACCTATACTTACCCCACCTGTAGATGTTGCTGCATTACTAGCACAGATTACTGCATTAAACGCTGCACTAAGTGCTAGTTTATTAGTTCAAGTAGAACCTACACCTGTAGAATTTGATTTGTGGAGAACTAGAAAAACATTTAAACGAATTGTCGACAAACCTGTAAACCCATATGGTGCAGGTACCGACGCGTGGACATCTGAACAACAATGGGCAGATTTTAATTCGGTTATACAATTAATTTTCGGACCATCACTTACGCCTGAATTACAAACATTAATATCTGAATATAGAGCTGAAGTAGCGTTAATAACTGCTACCATAGGCGACGCACCGCAGCCTGGCGGATTGTTTAGTGGTGGTGTAAATTTTGGTGTACAAGTACCATTAACATCTGTAGATGATGCAATACAACCACAACAATCACCGCAACCACTTACATATACTGACATTAGTGCTATAGGGCAGTTTATTAATGATGAGAATATTGGAGATGTAGATACATTCTCACCATTATTGAATCAATCGACAATGACTTTCCTACAAAATACAAACAGATCTTTAATATTAGATGTGAAGGATAGTCAAATAAATGCGTTAGTGTGGGGGGATATACCATGGCCATATTATACATATATCAATCCAATTTCAAATCGACCATTTGTCACATCAATGAGCGAATTTAGACATCATTGTAAAAAGATAGTATATTGGCTAACTATACCACAAATGATGAATATCGATAATGTTGCTACAATTAATGCTATCATAGGGAATACTTCTTGGCGTGTACTGAATAATACAGCAACACAGGCTGATCTAGTAGCGTTATATGAAACTATAGGTAGATTAGAAAATACACCATTAAAAGATAGTAATGGTGATACAATAGCACCAGTAGGAGCAACCGGATATTTCGTTAATATAAGATAAATCTATGTCACAACTTAAATTTTTTGCTTTAGATTCAACAGGACAGCCAAAACTAACGCAGTCAGGATCAAAGGCAGCAACAATAATACGACAATTAAATCAAGCTATTATAGATAATAGGGATTATTCATTTGGATGGTTTAAAGGGCTAAATGTCGAAACAACCGATGCTAACGCATACGAATTTGCGGATGAATTACGAGAATATGCAAAATTTAATGCAAAAAAATCTATATGGGATAACACATTAGCTACAGGCAATTATTTTAAATGGGACTATTATGCTCAAGAATCAAGAGCTACTGCATCACTTAACATAGTAGATACCGAGTTTATTAATGACAGAGCATTCCAAATAAAATCATCAGAACAAAATGGTGATTCTAATTTTATTGAATATTATGGTAGATATCGACCGGAACTTTTTGAGATATATGATGTGTATTATACCGTAGTTCCTACTGCAGGAATAATAATATTACCACCACCATATGATACTTTAAATAGAGAGCATGTATTAGCATGGTTCAAAGGAGTAAATTTAGCACCAACAACAGCTGCTCTAGATAGATATAGAGAAAGAATAAAAAACTATTTAACAGATCCAAGGGTTCAGCCCGATATTAAAATTGATGTTGGGATATTTATATCTAAATAACGGTAATGTCATTTTCCTTCATAAACAGCGATAGTTTAATACAAGTACAGAATTTACCAGATACTGGTAAGTACTATGATGATAGAATAATAGATCTAATACCATCATCATATTATGATATACTTACATTACCGAACTCATCAATAAATTTAGAATTACACGCATACGATTTAGTCGGTAATTATTTAACTGGAACTAGTTACGCCAATACTAACTATTGGGGGTATAGTAGTAATGTAGCAGCGCCTAATCTAAGGTTGAATGTAGATGTAAACAGTATATTGGAAGAATTAGGCCTGCTTCGAGGGCAATATCTATTAGGTACAAATTTGTATAAACCTGAAGTAGGAAATTATAATACATCATCGTTTTACATAAAAGAAATATCAACAACTAGAAGAGAATTACGATTATATCCTGTTAATGACGATAGTACACAATTTCAAACAGAGTATACTAACTTTATAGATAGTTGGAATAGTAACTTTCTGTATTGTATAGATGATTCAGTTAGAAGATATGAACATTATCAACAAAACTTTTATTTCGACAATAACGCAGTATCGTTTGCATCATATACATCATCATTAGCTACGCCATTGGCAGTCTATACAAATACAACATCCAGTGCGTTCGATCAATATATATTAGGCATAAATAACGATACTAATTGGTACACAAATGGCGCGGCAAATAGCAACACTATAACCATCGGCGGGACGATTGCTACTGGGTTAACTGTTGCACCATCACAACAGTATTTAGATGCATTTGCATCAAAAGCAGCAATAACCGCATTATGGTTTAAGTCAGCTGATATTGAAATAACACCTGATACTATACAAAGATTTGAATTCGAAATTAAAGAATATATAAATACATTTGCATCTACAGTAACTGTACAACAGATAAAAAGTATATATGATAGTATACTAACAAAAGAATTTTGGAGAAAGGATTCGAATGGTACACCGATATATGTAGGACAAACATACTTTAACACGATACGAACGGCACTACCATCTTTTCCTGGGTTACCCCCGTTACCGGCACCACCATCAACATTCGCTAAGGCAGGATATTCATTACAACCGTTTAATGTATATAATGATAAATTAGTATTAAATTTTGGTAACAATAATTTAGCTAAAATAATCAATATAGCTAAAGAAGACCCATATGCTATTATTGTAAAATTGTCACAACCATTAGATTTACAATTTCAAGAATATGATAGATTATGGATAGCTACCGAACTTATAGAACCATTAATAGATAAAATCTTATTAATCAATCTAATAGTTCAACAGCTAGGTAACAATCTACGTGGTCCTAATTTTGATATTGATATAGAAGAGGCGCAAAGTATAGCAACATCATTACAATCTTGGAATGATTTATTATCGGCAAATGTTGCAACAAATCAACAGATAATAAATAAGTATTTTAGTTCTAGTATAGATGGGATAGTATTAAATATAGATTATACAGACTTTAAAAACTTTATACATTTTAGTTCTGCTGAAGAACGAGTATCTAATTTTAAGTATAAACTAGAATTAATAGAATATTATACTAATAGAATTAATGTACTAAATAGTTCTACAGGTTCACTTCTAGATATAAATGTATTGGAGTCTGAAAGTAATAGAAATAAAATTATTTCAGGATTTGATGATTTTGAAAAATATTTATTCTATCAAACAAATGACACATATCAATTATATACATTTGAGACAGGATCAATTCTACCATGGCCTAAACAAAATGTAGCCAACTCGTATATATCATACGAAAATCAAGTATCGACAACTAGTTCAATAGCTGAAACATATTTTAGTGATTTATTACAACAGGCACAGACATATGACTCATATAATTTACATAGCTTAAGAAAGACTATTCCTGTACATTTACAAGATGACCAATTTAATGCTGATTATATCTTATTTGTAGATATGATTGGTCATTACTATGATATTATTTGGTCATACATTAATGATATGACTAAAATCAATACTAGATTAGAAAATCCTAGAGATGGTGTATCTAATGATTTAATATATGGAATAGCTAAATCATTAGGATTAGATGTATATAATGGTAGAAACATACAAGAACTTTGGAAATATTCATTAGGTGTTGATACAAGCGGTAGTTATATACAAACAGGTAGTATTCAATCATTATCATATGAGCAAGGCACAAAAGAAGTATGGAGAAGAGTAATTAATAACTTACCATATCTTTATAAGACAAAGGGAACTGCAAGAAGTATTAAAGCATTATTATCTTGTTATGGAATTCCTACTAGTATATTGAATATACGAGAATATGGTGGTGTCGCTTCTGATGAAAACGATTTATTTCCTTATTGGGTGCATGATATATTTACATATGCACATAAAGCTACAGGTGATGATTCAAATTATGTCATAACACCATGGCAAGCATTCACAAAAGTTACAAAAGACCTCCCGGCCGGATATCAAACTAGTAGTTTAGTACTACCTCCAACATCAACCGGAACAAGTACAGGACCGACAACTACTACAATACCTACATTAGGTATACAAACAGGAACATCATCGACTATAAATTCACCAAGATCAAGCACGATAGTTAATAGAAGTACTGATACACAATCGACACAATACCCGGATGCTATAGAGTTTAGATTTAGAACTGACGACAATTTTACATATGCATATAATCAAGAATATTCATTATTAAGATTGAATTCAGTTAATTATCAGTTCACAGGAGAAACTTGGTCACAGATACAAACACAATGGAATCAAACAAATGTAATATGGGCATATGCAAGTGCATCATTAGCAGTAGCTAATCCATTCTTTGAAGTTACATTAAAACGTACAACAGATAAACAAGGAACATTGACATTATATATGTCAGGTAGTAATGGGTTTCTATCCGCGTCTATTGAGGATGTATATTTATTTAATAATGATTGGATAACTGCTGCAGTACAACGAGGCATATCTACAGATGTGACATCGTCTAACAATCAATCTTATACATTAAAATACCAAAGAGGGTATTACGGAAAGATAGTACAATCAGGTAGCGCAGCGATAGATTTAAGCACAGTATCAACAAGCGGCTCATATAATGCAAACTGGACTTCTGGTAGTTATATTGCATTTGGGCAAGGTGGATTGAATACTGCTATATCCGGTAATTATTCTAATAAGTTTAATGGATTTTATCAAGAATTAAGATATTGGTATGGTACGTTGAGTGATTATGCTATTAGCAATCATACTTTATCACCCAATTCATATAATGGTAATGAACATTTTTCTGCGTATTACGATTTAGTATTTAGAACATCATTATCAAGAAAAGATTTGGTGGTAAATGGTACATTTGGATACCAACAACAGTTATCACATCACCCTAATCAAAATATAAACACCGGCTCATCTGCAATATTCGTTAATAGAGTGGGCGTAAATAGTGTACCTTTTGAAGGAGTAGAGGATGCATATTACACACTTTATGCAGATTTAACTTCAAAAGTAATATCAAGCGAAAAGATTAGAATACAATCACAATCGTTAAATGGTACAGCACTACAAACAGATAAGAGAGTGACTATATCATCATTAGATAAAAATTCTAATGATTCAAATAAATTAGGTATATTCTTTTCTCCACAGGCAGGAATTAATGAAGATATCGTAAACCATATGGGGTATATATCTTTAGATGATTATATAGGTGACCCTAGATATGCGTATGAGTATAATTATAAAACGTTAGTAGACTTATCTTCAGAATATTGGAAAAAGTATAATAATAAAAATGACTTTGAAGCATATTTTAGAGCACTACAAATATACGATTTATCAATATTCAGACAGATTAAAAAGTTTGTACCTGCAAGAGCTAATCTGATATCTGGTATATTAGTAGAACCAAACTTATTAGAAAGAAGTAAAGCTAGAATAGTAAGAAATATAGTTCTTGAAGAAGCATCAGTATTTAAACCAACTGCAGGTCGTAGTACATATGCCGAAACAGGAACAACCTTGTCTGCAATAAATAACCCATTACCTGCAGGTGGCGCTAACATATTTGCGGCACAGCTAATGACAGGAACTGTAGCCGATAATGCACAAGGTACAGCACCTACCCCAGTTGCCTCTCCTATAGGTACACAGACAGTTATTGGTGGCCAATATATATTACCTACAACATCAACAAATATAGTTACCGGTGTTGTAATGGATACAACAACCAACACATCATTGTCGGACGGATTTATTACGGGAACTAAATTGGTTAGTGCAGGCATTAATATACCAAGTTTAGACACTGTAGATGGTGGTCCGGTAGTGTCAGTAATACAAGCAAATAGTACACAGATATTTACACAACCTTTAGGGACAACCGGAAATTTAGAAATTAGATAATAAAATCAGAAAAAAATATATTTATTAATAAAATAGAAATAATATGGGATTCTTAGATAACACCACAGTAACCGTAGATGCGATTTTAACTAAAAAAGGAAGAGAGTTATTGTCAGCAGGTTCACAAGATTTTAACATTACAAAATTTGCATTATCTGACGATGAGGTAGATTATACATTGTGGAATCCAGATCATCCAAATGGTAGCGATTACTATGGCACAGTAATACAAAATATGCCATTATTAGAAGCTACGAGCGATGAAACGCAAGTAATGAAATATAAATTAATTACATTACCTATAACAAGTCAGTATATACCAGTAATTCAAGTTACAAATTCATCATATGTATATTCTACAGCCACAGGCCAAGTGGATATTATACAGCCTAGAACAACCGCAGGTGGGTCAACAGGTACTAATTTAGGTTCGTTAAACGCTACAGCAGGGTATACAGCAATATTATCAGATGGTGAGTTCTTTAATTTAGCAATTAATACACCAGTATCAAACACAGCTACTGTACCGCAATTTATAGGCGATATACAAACAAATAGAAGCGTATCTGTAGTTGGGCTATCATTTGGAATTAGTCCTAAACGCCAACCATCAGCCGCTGAAGGAGATAAAACTGCTATATTAACTTTAATTGGTAATGAAACCGGTGGTTTAGTAACTATTAATTTGACAATACAAGCATCAACAATATAAAATAAAAACATATGAGCATATTTTCAACATTTCAGTCAAACGACATACGATCTAATATTATAAGAGTAATATCTAACGGTATATGGTCAAATAATACTCCCGATTTAAGTACATTCTTCACATCATCTGCACAGACAGATACACAGAAGAAATATTTTTATCAAGTATGGAACGCAAGTCCAGCAGCCTCAGGTTCTGAACAACAATTTTCGGTAGCATATGGTAATCGTTTTGGTAGTGGTAGCAATCAATCACAATCATCTGTTGATGATCCAACAAAAGCGATATATTCGCAAATGAAGGTAACTGTATTAGAGCCTGGAGATAATATATTTACATTTAATAGTGGTAGTACAACACAAGATTCAGATCAAATATATGTACTTACAATAGATAGAGCTAGAATTAAAGATAGCCTAGACCCAGGTGGTTGGGAACTTTATTTAGCGACATTAAGCGGATCCGCAGTAGCTAACAATGTACATACAGGATCTAACGTAAAAGTTAAAGGAGATAACTCGGTAGTGTCGTTAATCGATGATAGCGAAGTTACAACAACAAGGGTTGATATATCAAATTCATTAAAACGATATAATATAATAAGTGGGTCATTAGTAGGAGGAGCATATACAGATGGTGGTGGAAATTATCATTACTACGGATTTGTATATCCACAATTAGGACTAATGGTATTTAATGGATTAGCACTAAATCAATATGTCGCATTTAATTCAGTATCAGGAAGTATAGCAGGTGATAATGCATTCAAATTATTTACATCAATATCCGGTGCAGCAGCAATAAATTCTACTTATGATTTTTCTGCAGTAAATAATCAAAAAACTATTTCTAGTAATTACTTTGTACGAGTTGGAAATTCTGATTATAACTTTAGTAATAATCCAACATTTATATCTGGCGCCAATGGCCAAATATTACAACCATTTATAAATGACCCACAAACATTCGTTACTACAGTTGGATTATATAATAATAATAATGAGTTATTAGCAGTAGCAAAAGTTTCTAGACCGTTATTGAAAAATGCAGAATCTGAATTACTTGTTAAGGTAAGAATCGACTATTAAAATTGACATAACATATGGCTAATTATGGTGTTTTTAAAGCTATACCCCCATATGATTTTACTCGTACAACGTTTAGAACATATAAGCAGTGGCAATTAACAAAGCAAAACTTTCTATCTGCCAGTTATGCCACAGACGACCATATATCGGTATATTCATATTTTGAGCCTAACATAAATTTATATCCTGGCGGTATAGTGCCGTATAGTGCATCATTAGGGTCTACAGACCCCATTAATACTAGTACTAGTAATGGATTTATAAGTCCACAACTTAATAATTCTGCAGTATATTATTTATTACGACATCAGTATTACACAAATCCATATACAAATAACTCTTTTGGTAACACAGACCCTGAATATGCAATTAAAAACTTGTACGAATCAGGTTCCGTAATATCAATACCACAACGATATTATGGTGAAGAAGTAAAGCCTGGATCTGTGTTTATAGATATAGATGGTATAAACGTATCAGGTACAGGTAGCATTCAATTAAATATTATTGATGATAAACAAGGAAATCTAGTAGACACTAAATATTCTAGTTCAGTTGCATTAGAATCTAGAAAATTATATTTAGGATTTAATCAAAGTAATTATTCGATAAATAATACATACACAACACAATGGTTAACTGCACCGGTTGGCACATATGATATACCATTTAGTAATTTTTCGGTATCATATAGAAATCTTAGAATAGTAGATTCTGACATAATAGACGTTTATTATACAGGAATAAGTGGGTCTGTTGGCAGAGCAGCAAAATTTGATGGTGCCCGGGATTCATATTTAAGAATAAAAGAGAATAATGGATCAACACAATTGTCACCAGAAAAAGACGACGATTTTAGTATATCTGTATGGGCATTTATTGACAGTCCAGGTCCAGGTGTATTTAGTTCTGATGACCCATATTCTTATATTGTATCTAAAAGAAAATTAGGAGAGCGAGTAGTAGCAACTCCAGGGGCAACAGCAACATCGGTAGTTACGGTTAATTCAGATTATCCATATAATACTAATAAATTTCCATTTGAACTTAGAATAGCTGCACAAAATGTAACTATGCTACCAATATCAACGAATGTGGCTACTACATTAGAGGCAAGACGGTCAGATGGAATAAATACTACTATTTTAAGTGCATCTATACAAACAGGAGTTAGTCAGTCTATATACAGAGATAATCAAATTAGAAACGCATATCATATTATATATCAAAAAACCGGATCTAATTTAGAACTATATATAGACGGTACCTTAATAGACTCAAAACCAGATACTGTAGAATTTAACTTTAATAATAAATGCGACCTATTTATAGGTAGTTTGGATACGCAATTGATAGGCAGTACAACTCCAGCATTAAAACATGGGTTAGCCGGTACAATAGATGAGTTTCAATTTTTTAGACGAGCATTAACACAAGAAGAAATAACCATTTTAAGTGCACCACAACACGCAGTTAATTCTAATGTTATAGGAAATGTGTTTTATGATCACGGAATAATAAATATATCAGATACTAGACCTAAATATAAAGACTTATCAAAAAATATAGCAAGTTGGAATACAATATCTGGCTCGCAACCAGGAGGACCTGGAGCGTTTAATAAGTTTAACCTTTGGTATAAATCTACACAACCAATAGAAGAGGTAGAAGTTCTATGCAGAATTAGAGAGGATGAATTTACATTCACATCAAACCCTACTATATTGGAAGATTATAGAAGTCAAAAGGTAGCAGGTTTTGTTACAAGTTCATATTTTAAACCATATATCACAACAATTGGATTATATAATGATAGCGGCTCATTAGTAGCAACAGGAAAATTAGCAAGTCCTATATCTAAAATATTAGACGCAGACTTAAATTTTCTAGTTAGATTTGATATTTAAAAATAAAATGTTATGGCACGAAAAAAGATGTCACAAAAATTCGTAGCAAAAAAATACGGATTTCGTTCAGGTTTGGAATTAGAAATATCCGACCAATTACAAAAGAAAAATATAATCTTTGAATATGAAAAAAAGAAGATTGATTATGTAGTCCCGGCTCGTAAGGCAAAATATACTCCAGACTTTGTTTTAGCAAATGGTATTATTATCGAAACCAAAGGTAGATTTTTAGCTGACGATAGAAAGAAGCAATTGTTAGTTAAAGAACAAAACCCTGAACTAGATATTCGATTTGTATTCTCTAGTTCGAAAGCTAAATTATCAAAAGCTAGTAAAACAACTTATGCCGATTGGTGTATAAAGAACGGATTCAAATATGCTGATAAAACTATTCCTGAGGAATGGTTATATTAGGATAAATGAAAAAAGTTTTTTATATTACTGTGGGATGGAAAGATTGTTAGAATTATTAGATAATATTTTAGGTAAAGGTAAACCAACAAATAAAGGTAACTATGCATACCATTGTCCGTTTTGTAATCATCAAAAACGCAAATTAGAAATACAGATTACTTCTACCGATGATGGTGAAAATCATTGGCATTGTTGGACATGTAATGCCTCAGGTAAAAAATTAGTAAATCTATTCAAAAGATTACAGCAACCTAGAGAGGTAATTGCCGAACTATTATCATTACTAAAATTACCTAATTACTATAAAGATAATAATGCTGTAGTAAAGGCATCAATACTAAGGTTGCCGGATGAGTTTATACCATTATGGAGAAACTCTGGAACAATAGAACAGAAGAATGCTTTAAACTATCTTACTAATTATAGAAATACATCATTATCAGAAATGATAAAGTATAATATCGGGTATTGCGAAAGGGGTAAGTATTCTAAAATGATTATAGTACCTAGTTATGATTCTAATGGTAACTTAAACTATTTTGTTGGTAGATCATATTATAAAACAGATGGATTTAAACATAAAAATCCAGATGTATCAAAAGATATAGTAGGATTTGAGCTATTTATAAATTGGGACTATCCTATTGTATTAGTTGAGGGTAGTTTTGATGCGATAGCTGTAAGAAGAAATGCTATACCATTATTTGGAAAGACAATATCAGAAAATCTTAGAAAAAAGATAATAGAAAATAAGGTTAAAGAAATATACATTTGTTTAGATAAGGATGCTCAAAAACAAGCGATAGAGCATGCAGAAGAATTTATGTCGAATGGAATAAATGTATATTTTGTTGATTTAGCACAAAAAGATCCTGCTGAAATAGGATTTGAAAAAATGATACAAATAATTAAAGACACTCCTCCGTTAACATTTAGTAAGTTAATAGAATATAAGTTAGATTTATGATAACAAAAGTACAAAGTAAATTAAATGAAATAGATAAAATCTTTCACATATCTGACGTACACATTCGAAACTTAAAAAGACATGAAGAATATAATCAAGTATTTGATAGATTGTATGCATATATAGAAAAGAATAAAACGCCTAATAGCGTAATATTCTTAGGTGGTGATATAGTACATGCTAAAACTGATATGACGCCAGAATTAGTACAAATGGTACAAAAGTTTTTGAAGGCTTGTGCAGATATCTGCACTACTATTCTAATTACCGGAAATCATGATTGTAATCTGAATAATAAAAATAGATTAGATGCATTAGATCCTATTGTAAATGCAATCAACCATACAGAATTAATCTATCTAAAAGAAAGCGGCGTATATCATATAGCTAATATACATTTTACAGTTATGTCTGTATTTGATAGGCCTGTTAACTTTATAAAAGCAAATGAATTCGAAGCTGATTATAAAATAGCATTACATCACGGCGCAGTAGACACATCAGTTACAGACACTGGACATAAGCTGTCAAACATACATGTACCAGTAAATATGTTTGATGGTTATGATTTAACATTATTAGGTGACATACATGTACCTGCGCAGTATCTTAATAAAGAAAACACTATAGCATACCCGGGCAGCACAATACAACAAAATTATTCAGAATCATTGAATCATGGGATTCTAGTATGGGACGTTAAGACCAAAAAATCAGAGTTTGTAGTTATCCCAAATGATTATGGATTCTATACTTTAGATATAGTTGATGGTAAATATATATTACCTAATGATTTACCAAAAAACTTAAGATTACGTTTACGAGTTCAAAATACTAATACTGCTGATATTAAGACTATATTAGCCGATATTAAAACCCTGTACAACGTCTTAGAGACCCCTATACAAAAGATTAATACGAATAGGGGGCATAGTATATCTAACATAAACAAGGTTAATATAGGGGATGTTAGGGATATAGAATTTCAAAACCAATTATTATCAGATTATTTAAAACAAACTAAAAATACAGATGATATTATAATTGATGGTGTAAAACATGTTAATAGAAAATGTAATAGCTTATTACATAAATTAGAAACCAATAAAAACACAGTTTGGATACCAAAACGATTTACCTTTTCTAATATGTTTAGTTATGGTGAAAATAATGTAATTGACTTTTCACAGTTAAAAGGATTATATGGCATATTTGCGCCTAATGCAGCAGGTAAATCTACATTATTTGAATCGTTAGCTTTCTGTATATTTGATAAATGTAATAGAACATCTAGAGCAGAACAGATACTAAATAGTAAATGTAAAAACTTTTCTAGTAGATTTGAATTTACTATAGATAATGATACATATGTAATAGAACGAAATGGTAAAACAATTCGAGAACATATTAGAGTAGAAGTAAACTTTTACCAGTTACTAGAATCAGGCGAACAAAAGTCATTAAATGGTAAAGAACGAAGTGATACAAATAAAGTAATCCGTACTTACTTAGGAACATATGAAGATTTCGTATTAACAGCATTATCAGTACAGAATAACAATACTGGATTTATAGATATGGGACAAAGAGAACGAAAAGAACTATTAGCTCAATTTCTAGATTCAGATATATTTGAACATTTATATAAAATAGCCAATGAAGAAAGTAAAGATATATCAACTATAATAAAAGATCTAAGCAAAAAAGATTTAGATGGTCAATTAGCCATAATTAATGTAGATCTAGAAAAAGCTGAAGATCAATTAGCAGACTTAAATGTTAATAAGATAGAAAAGGATAATGAAATTCATCAAGTTTTCGAGGAGATAAACACGTTATCAGAATCGTTAATACCATTAACCATAACAAATACTGATATTAATAGATTATTGATAGATCAATCAAATATAAAAGTTAAAATAGTAGATACTCATACAAATATTAACAATATAAATAAAGAAATACAGGAACTACAAAATCAAATAGATTCTAATAAGGCTAAATTACAATTGGTAAACTTAGATGAAATTAATTCGTATATAGCTTCTAAAGATTCTATACAAAAACAATTAACGCAGATTCAAAGAGATGAAAAGAAAGTTGAGGTAGACATTCAACATAAGGAGGCGAAAATGTCTAAATTAGATAAACTGGAGTATGACCAAAATTGTAACTATTGTATGAACAATATTTTTGTCAAAGATGCTATAGACACTAAACAGTCACTATCTTCAGATTATCAATTAAGAGATACATTATTAAAATCAATAGCAGAACTTAATGATAAGCTACAAACAATAAATGAGTTTGAGAAAAAGAAAAAAGCGTATGATTTTATTGTAGATTCTATAAAACGAACGGAGTCTACAAAATTACAAACAGAGAATAAAAAATTAAAGTTTGATAATGATTTGATACAGTATCAAACAAAACTACAATCTATATTAAACGATATTCAATTGTATGAACAGCATAAGGAGTCTATATCTAAAAATAATGAAATTAATACCGCAGTAGCCCAAAAACGAGTTAGTTTATCTAAACTTAAGTCGGATATACAAAATATAGATAAGGCTCTTAATGAGTGTCTTTTCACAAAATCAAATAATATAAGTAAGAGAGAATTTATACTTAACGAATTAAGTAGATTGTCTGAATTACAAAAGGAATATTCATATTATCAACTATATATGGATTCATTTTCTAGAGATGGTGTGCCGTATCAACTAATAGCAAAGGCACTACCTAAAATAGAATTGGAAGTTAATAATATTTTAACACAAGTAGTAGATTATCAGGTACATTTGAATACAGATGGAAAAAATATAAACGCATTTATAGTATACGATTCTGAAAAGTTTTGGCCATTAGAACTGGCATCTGGAATGGAAAAGTTTGTTGCGTCATTAGCCATTAGGACAGCATTGATTAATATATCTAGTTTACCTAGACCTGTATTTTTAGTTATAGATGAAGGTCTAGGAAATTTAGATGCTGAGAACTTAAATAATATGTATGTGTTATTTGATTATCTAAAAACTCAGTTTGAGTATATAATTGTAATATCACATATAGAATCTATTAGAGATATGGTTGATTCTGTTATTGAAATAACTAAAGTTAACGAACAATCATCAATAACGTATGAATAGATAATTATTGATATATGATTCGTAAGTACGCTGATAGAAAATATTTAGAAAATATACCGGTATTGATAGAAGACACATCAGAGTCTTCATTAAATTACTTTAATGTTATAACATGCCCTAAGGTATTTCAAGCTGGTAAAAACTTAATACGACTACAAGGATCGCAGAATTTATTAGTGAATACACCTGTATTAGTTGAGATACTAGATTTTAATAATAATCCAATTTATTATGAAATACCTAATATAGTAGAAGAGGATGGGTCAAGAATAATATCAGTTTGGATATATCCAGATACTCCTCCTGGTAATACAAAAATAACAATTGTAGGTATTGCTCGAATAGATCAATCAGGAAATCAACTGTCCGAAAAAGATATAAGTGCTTATAATATTAGATGGACAAAAAAGTTATCAACTAATACAAATACAAAAAACTCTTCTGAAATTATATTTCAATCAGAACCGATAGTATCAATTACAGAAGCAAAAAGTGCAGTATTTACTAAGAGTTATATAAGTGGATCTAGCTTTGCAACCGCATCATTTACAAATCTGCAGTATAAATTTAGTAACAATACAGCAATTCTAGAATCAATTTCAGGATCAACAGCAACTTGGTCAGGAAGTAATGTATCAGCTCTATTAGGTGGCAAATTAGTAGTATATCCGAACAATATAATTAATACAACACCGCTACCGACATTTACATTATATACAGAATCATTTCAATCATCAACTGGAGAAAGAATAACTAGTCCTGAAATAATACCATATACAGCATTTTTAGATAAAATAATAGGTAATTATGCTATTTTATCAACTCCATATAAAGTACAAGGTCAACTTGGTAAACATATTTATGATAATGCGTTATTAGTATCCGGAACTATAGAATATTATCAATTCCCTACAATAACACCAGTTACAGCATCACAATTAATTGGGGGTGGTGATGTGACTAGTTCAATAGGAGTGTTATCTATAAAGAATATAGATAATATAACAGGTGATGTAAATAGAATAAATGTATATGCGAGAAAGTCTAGCACTCCAAGCACAGTCAGACCGTTTCGAGGATATGATACACCTGCGTCATATATTAAAATAGCAGATACCGTAGTACAACCTAGAGAAGTATTAATGGCTCCTAATTTACCAATATTAGATATACCAATAAGTTACTTAGTAAACTATTGGACAGGCTCTAAAAGCCAAGGAATGGAAAATAGTATACACTTTGCTATAGAGTCTGTAGTAGTTCCACTAACAAACGCAATTGCACCAGATAAAACACCCACCGGAGCAAATATAGATTCATTTGCAAATAATAAATACTTTATAATAGAAACCAAAGATTATTATAATCTACAAAAGGATACTATATATCAATTACAAATTGATGCAGCGGTTGAAGATATTACAGGATATGATGCAGGCCTTGGATATCAATTAGTAGATATAGTATTATCCGGAAGTGCTTGTGTTGATACTCATCTAAATCTATCAAATGTAAAATATATAGGTAGCATAAAAAACACAGATGGATATTTATATTTAGATCAAACGTTTGATTTTACTGTACCATTTAATGGTGACGCAAAATTAATGTTTTTACTCAGGTCAGGTAAATGGTATTTTTCTGATATAAGTATTAAACCTAAACAAGATTTAGGATTTACACCAAACACATTAGAAGTGTTAGTTCCTATCGAGGGACAGTATGTATCTGATAAGTATGACTTAAAGATTGAATATGTTGATTATTTAGGTAATAGATCAAAAACGGTAAGTGAAGTAAAAGAATTTAATATTGGAGCGACACCATTAATTCTAAATCAGGTATTTGCTGATACTGTTGTATCTAATACACAATATGCATCAGCGTCTATAGTCACTGGGTCGTTACAAGTTACAGGGTCAGTATATTATCAAAATAGAAAACAGTATAATTTCGGACAGTTTTATGATACTACTACACAAAGTGGATCTAGAAATACTCCGTATGCAATGAAACTTAATACAACAGATATTTCTGAAGGGGTTAGTATTACAAATAATGGTTCTGGATTACCAACCAGAATAACAGTAGCTAATACAGGATATTATAATCTTCAATTTTCATCGCAATTATATAATACTAACAATTCAAATTTACTTTTTACTATTTGGTTTAGAAAAAATGGTACTGATGTGACCAATTCAGCAACTAATGTTGAGGTTGTTAAGGGATCTGGAGTAAATGGACAACTAGTTGCGGCGTGGAACTATTTAACATATTTAACATCTAGTCAGTATGTAGAAATTATGTGGTCATATGATGATGGTGGGAATACTGGACAACTATTATATTTACCATCGAGTAGTTTAGTACCATTTCCTGCAGTACCATCCGTAATAGCAACTATGACACAGGTAGCATAGAATACTAAATTTACATATATTTATACAAAAGATAACTAATGAGCTTTAATCTTACTAACCAATACATATCTCAATCATTTCACAACCTAGTACAAATAAGTGGATCTACAATATTGGTTGATGGCCTAGGAAATTTCGTATATGATTTAGATACAATCAAAACCGGATCATTTACAGGATCATTTGTAGGAGACGGTAGCGGATTATCAAACGTCGGAGTAGGAAGTGGACTTTTAACAACAGCATCTTTTAACTCGTATACAGGATCTAATGCATCTCGATTTGCAGGAACTGCTTCATTTGCATCAACAGCATCATTTACTCCTAATGCTTTAATAACAGCTTCTGTAGCATCTAATATTATTACTTTTACAAAAGGAGATGGTAGTACGTTTCCCATAACAGTCAATACAGGAAGTGGAGGAGGAAGTGGATTATTAACAACTGCTTCTTTTAATTCATATACAGGTTCCAATACTTCGCAATTTGCAGGAACATCTTCATTTGCATCAACAGCATCATACGCTTTAAATGGAGGAGTAACACAAATTGTTGCTGGAACAAATGTAACTATAACTAATGGTGGAAGTGGTTCTGTAACCATAAATGCTGCAACAGGAAGTGGCAGTGGAAGTGGAACACCAGGTGGATCAAATAGAGAAATACAATTTAATAGTGGAAGTGCGTTTTCAGGCAGTGCAGCATTTAGATTTATATATACAAGTCAAAGTTTAGAACAAGGATACCAAACAACAGCATCAGGATCATATTCGCACGCAGAAGGAGGTGAAACACAAGCAATAGGAGAAGGATCACACGCTGAAGGACGCCAAACAACAGCATCAGGAGATTATTCACACGCTGAAGGAGAATATACACAAGCAATAGGATTTGTATCACACGCTGAAGGTGCAAATACAATTGCTCAAGAGCAATTCTCACACGCTGAAGGCATCCTTACACAAGCAATAGGACTTGCATCACACGCTGAAGGGTCGGAAACACAAGCAATAGGATATGCATCACACGCAGAAGGAGACAGAACAAAAACAGGAACACAAAACGCTTATTATGCTCAATCTGTAGTATCAGGTATAGTAACATTATCAAGTTCGTATGGTGATGTATCTACTGAATTTAGTGCTGATAATAGATTATATCTATATGATGATCCATTTGATAATATTTATACTAGAGCAACTTTTATCATAAGTCAATCATATTATAGCGGCTCAACAAATACAATAGTAGAATTGTATGATACAAGCGTAACAACAACAACTGCTTACGTTGGTGATATTAATTATGGAATAGAAAACTGGACAGGAGATCAAACTATACCAGGAGATTATTCACACGCAGAAGGATATGAAACACTAGCAATAGGATCATATTCACACGCAGAAGGCTATAGCACACAAGCAATAGGAAATTATTCACACGCAGAAGGAGACAGAACACAAGCAATAGGAATTGCATCACACGCAGAAGGTTATCAAACACAAGCAATAGGAGGTTATTCACACGCTGAAGGTGATGCCACACAAGCAATAGGAGATCATTCACACGCTGAAGGTAATTACGCACAAGCAATAGGATATGCATCACACGCTGAAGGACGCCAAACAAAAACAGGAACACAAAACGCTTATTATGCTCAATCAGTAGTATCAGGTTCTATAATATTATCAGGTTCTTACGGCAATGTAACTAGTTCATTTGTGGCAGATAATATATTGTATTTATATGATCAACCATTTGATGATTACTATAATAAAGCAAAATTCATAATTAGTCAATCATATTATAGTGGCTCAACAAATACAATAGTAGAATTGTATGATACTAGTATAAATACAGCAACAGCTTATGTTGGAGATTTAGGACAAGGTATATACAACTGGACCGGTGATCAAACTATACCAGGACAATATTCACACGCTGAAGGTGAATATACACTAGCACTAGGAGATTATTCACACGCTGAAGGCTCTGGTACACAAGCATCAGGAGAATTCTCACACGCTGAAGGAGAATATACACAAGCAATAGGAAGTGTCTCACACGCTGAAGGTGATGCCACACAAGCAATAGGAGGTGCATCACACGCTGAAGGGGAAGATACTCAAGCAATAGGATATGCATCACACGCAGAAGGATGGTACACAACAGCATCAGGAGATTATTCACACGCTGAAGGATTAGGAACAATAGCATCGGCTGACTTCCAACACGTACAAGGATTATATAATATCACAAGTTCAGTATCAGGAGCATTTATAGTAGGAAACGGAGTATCTAATGCAAGTAGAAGTAATTTAATTTATGCACATGATAATGTAGTAGAAATCTCAGGTTCATTATTTATAAGTGGAGCAGCACAATCAGCAGGTAATAACAACATATTAACTTACAATACAACCACAGGTTTAGTAACTTACACAGCTTCAGCTGCAATTGGTGGAGGAGGAAGTGGAACACCAGGTGGATCAGATACAGAAATTCAATTTAATAGTGGAAGTGCGTTTTCAGGCAGTGCAGCATTTAGATTTATATATA